TCTTTTAATAAAGGCTTTAATATAATAACCTTATCATTATTATTACTCTGTTTTATCTTTTCTTTTATAATCAAACTAACAAGTTCCAATATTTCATCTTTAATATAAAAAATATCCTTATATTTATATAATAACTGATATAGTTCTAATGCCCGTTGTTTATTCATATTTTTAAAAATGGTTTGTAAATATGTTAATGATAATGAATCATAATTAATTACTATTTCTTTTACAGCATTTATTAAAATATCTGTATAAGATGCATTGTTTAATATAGAAGAAATAAAGATATTTAATAAATAAATATAATTATTTGGGTCTTTTAAAGAAGATGAACTAACAAATGGGCTATTAGTATTTAAATAATCCGTTTTATTTATTATATCTAATTCCCTTAACAAAAAATCATACGCATCACTTATTTTTTGAAATTTATCCTTTGCGTTTTGTTCTTTATTTTTATCAGGATGCCATTTTAGCGCCAATTTACGATATTGTTTCTTAATATATTCTACATCCAATTTTGTTAGTTCTATTTCTAAAATTTCCAACTCTTCTAATGCCATTTGCAAATCCATTGTAGAATTATTATTATTATTATTATTATTATTATTAGAATTCATGTATAATACTTACTAAATATAATAAAAAACTCTCTAAATGATAAATAGGACGATAATTATTATTATAATATTTAAAAAAACTATACGCTTTTAATAATATATTTGATATATGTTTTTTTTTTATTTTATTTATTTGAATTAGATATGTTACCATATACCAAATACAATCCGTAATATCTAAATTATATATAAATATATCATAAAGTAAATCACGAAATTCTAAAAAGGCTAATTCATCTATATTTATCATTACCTTTAAAATTTTATCACAAATAATTTTATAAGGATACATCAATTCATTAACACCTATATGTAAATATTTGATATTTATAATATTATCTAATTTTATATCTACAGGCATTTTTTGTTTTAAACATTTTGTATAAGCAACTTTGGTTGGTCTGGAAATATGAATAATTTCACAACAATTTAATATTGAATCAGGAATAAAACTGATTTCTTCTGTTAGAAATATAAATTTAATATTAATAGATGCTGGGTTATTTTCTTGCATATAACTATAAAAGTTTTCTAATAATTCATTATGAATGTTATGAAAATCTTTACATACAATAATTCCTGTTTTATCGTTTTTTGCTGATAAAATATCTACAATTTGTTGATAAATATCGTGCCATAATAATTTCGAATTACATCCTAATAATGACATATCAATCTCATAATGAATATCACTAATTTTAAATAAATATTGTTTTTTATCATATGTGAGGTTTAATTTTTTTTCATACTTAAGAAGTGATGGACTATATTTTTTAATAGAATATAACATTTGACTATATTTACCGACTCCACTAGGCCCATAAAAAATAAGATTACCAAGTTTATCCAGCTTATCTGGAAACTTGGAATAATATTTATCCAAGTTTGGATGTAAATTTATTTTATCAATTGCATTTATATATTCTTCAAAATGTGTTTCAAGAAACTTCATTGATATAATATAGTAAGTACTCTTTATTTCATAAACTAACAAATAAATATAGTAAAATTTTACTTTGTTTATTTTTTACTATATTTATTTGTTTATATATTAAAAACAATCTTATAATTTAACAAAGGATACTAATGAATATAGTAAAAACAATTGACCAATATAATATAAAGTATGTTTATTTTTGTGACTCAATAAAAAATAATATTATAAATGATGGTAATTTTATAAGAATATTTTACTCAACACCATTATTAGTATTTAATGGCATTTACATTTCTGTAAATATTGGATATTTATATATTGAAAAATATTATAATAAATTTAAATGTTCCTTTGACTTGATTCAATACCAACATATTATTGAAAAAATAAAAGTAATTGAAGAAGATATACTTAGAAAAGTGAATATAACTGATAAGATTCCTCAATATAAAATTTATGAACAATTAAAAAATGGAAATATTAAAATTTTTTCCGAATCTATTGATAAAATAAAAAATACATTTTTATTAAAAATTTCTGGAATATGGGAAACTAAAAATGAATATGGTTTAACATACAAATTTATAAATATTTAGCCTTGTGTGCTATAAAAATGTAAAATAACACCAATCGTAATTACTATTAAAAAATTAATTACACCAAATAACCCTAATAAGGCGAAAGTTTTATCAGTAAACAAGTTGCTAGTTATTTCATTGGAATTTTTAAACAAGGATGACATTACAATTAGTATTTGTGTCGCTAAAAATATAGTAGATAATACTGAAAATGAATTATAATAACTGGACACTTCACCACTGGATATTTTATCAAAATATACAGACAAATAAAAAATAAACAATGATATTATAAACAGAATAACTATAAATGGGATCATATCTAACCAATTAGGGGGTGGGTAATTTAATATCATAATAAATAATATTCCTAATAATAATCCAGAATAACCGCCGATTAATGCTTTTAGCCCATTTGAATCAGTCATTCCAGTTGTAATAATAATTATTATAAATGACGCAATAATTACTGATAATGGTATATTAACAACTCTTTTATATTCATCCTTATTAAACATCTTAATTAATATATAGTTATATAATTATATAATAATTATTTTTCTTTGAATATTTTAGCATTTTAGTAGTATATTCAATTTACCTTACTTTTTAATTCATCTATTTCGTTTTGCATGTGTTGTATTTTACTAACTAACAATGGTATTATCTCTAAATAATTGATTGCTTTTATATTGTTAAGTTCTTTATCTGGTTTTATAAATACTAATTCAGGATATTCTATATTAAAGTCCTGTGCAATAAATCCATAATGTATTTGATTGCTTGTATCATTTTTAAATGTAAATTTACTAGGCTTTAAATTCATTATTTTGTTAGCATTATCTTTATTTATGACACTAATATTGTGTTTTATATTTATATCAGACGGATTTATTATACTTCCATCCACATAAAGATCACCAGGTATATATACATTATTATATTTTTCACTAGATGGAGTTAATACATTTATTGGTTCCCCTAAACTATTTATATGTGAATAAGTTTTCCATAAATTTGGAGGAGAACCATAAATAAAGTTTTTTATATATGCGGTATTATTCGGCTGTTTTCCATTATAATTCGCATTAGACATTATATATATATTAATTAAATATTTATATATAAAAAAATTATAATAATAAATTATATATGAGTAATACTTTGTTTAATAATCATCCGCTTATAAATAACTCAAATCAATATTTTTATGAAAAAAAATATATATCTATCAGTTCAGAAGATAGAGACTATACAAAATTTCCAAATTCAGCAGAATTCGAAATTTTTTTACCTCAAGAATATTTAAATATAGCAAGCGCACGATTATATTCGTGGTCTTTTCCTGCTAATTATAATGTTTTTTCAGTGTTTGTTTCAAATGTTACAATGTCGTTTAAATTTGATAAATTATATAATCCAGGGGAAGCAGGTATTAGCGATCCTTTATTGGAAGGAATATTTGCGGCTTTATATTATAATATAGATAATGAATATGTAATTATAATTGAACCAGGGTTTTATAATCCTGATCAAATGGTAACTGAATTAACTAATAAATTTAATGAAATAGTTACAACACATATTCTTGCGTTTTTTAAAAATAACGAACCAATGTATTCTATAGCCTCTAGTTTATTTTCAAATTATAACAGATTTAATATTGTTTATAATAGTGTATCACAAAAAATATGGTTTGGTAATACTGCGGATAAATTTACTTTGACAAACGATTCAACCGCATTAATTAACAGTAAATTTACTGAAGCAGTTTGTTTAAAAAAAAGTATTTTACCACAGTACGCAAATTGGGGGTTACCTGCATATTTAGGATTTACCCGTTGCCCTTCAGCTTCTGTTAGTGTTGAAGAATTACAAGCAGAAAATAATATTCCAAGTGATCCATCGACATCAAAACTATTTAATGTTCCTCGTTTTTATTACGGAGATGTGAATATAAATAGTGGGGATAATGGATATTGGTTACTTCCTGGGGCACCTCTTGCTACCGTGTATTTTTTACAAGCTCCATTGAAAATTAATTTTATGGGGCCAGCGTATATTTATATGGAAATTGAAGGTATGAATTGTATTGATGAAACATCGCCTTGGGATTTATCAGAATATACCGCTCACACAAATAGAACAAATGGCGTGGTCAATTCTTCGTTTGCAAAAATACCTGTTCCAACAACCCCTATATCACAATGGTTTGATAATGATATGGGTCCATATAAATATTGGAATCCTCCAGCAGAACGAATCAGTAAATTAAAATTTAAATTAAGATATCATAATGGTCAATTAGTTGATTTTGGATTATTTAATTATTCATTTATGTTGGAATTTAATCTATTAAGACCACAACAAGAAAAGTCTTATAGTATTAGAAACGCATTTGATTTAGGTCAAAATCAAGGATATAGTAATCGTTTTATATAATTTATTCCACATTATAAGTTTGTTTAATCCAATTTAAAATTAAGACTTTATCACACTTTTTATAATCGTGTTCAAAACCAATTAATTTTAAAAAGGTTGGTTTTTTTGCACGAGGTTTTTTATAAAAAATATAATCCCCATATTTACCAGTCCTAATACTTAAATATTTATTTATCTCTCTTACTAAACCTACTGGTTTAGATGGGTCTAAAATAGTGTCTTTATCTAAAAATTTTAACACGTCCATATATTCTATTTTATCAATTGGAATAGATGCAAAATCATCTTTTAATGATTTAGTTTCTTTTCCCCACTGAGCATAAATACCAAACTTACCCTTTTTAATAAACAAATCTTGTCCCTTATATTTACCTATGGGTTTATTATTTGAGATATGAGGTTCTATAATATCTTCTAATGACAAGGTGGTCATATTTTTTATCTTTTCTAAATCTAAATTTTTCTTAACAGGTAAAAAAGTTGGGGTTTTTAAATCGTTTGGATTTATACATTTTATAACTGGTCCGTGTTTTCCAATGATTAACGTATGCGTTTCATCAATAATAATACTAAACGGTTTCAAATCTTGAACATCTTTCATAACATTTGTTAGTTCATTATGACATTTTTCACATAATTGGTTCCATTTAGTTTTTCCTGTTGCAATAAGGTCAAGACAATCTTCCATTTCTTTTGTATATTCATAATTAAAAAATGAATTAAATTTGCTTATTAAGAATTCTATAACTATAATTCCCAAAGGTTGAATCACTAATTTATTTTTTTCATTTCCAAATTCTTTTTTAGTTACTAATTCTAAAATATTATTATCAACTAATGAATAATCTTTGCATTCAATTACTTTTCCTGTAATATTTTGCTTTTCAACATATTTCCTTTCTTGTATTTTATCTACAAGAAATGCAAATGTAGATGGTCTACCTATACCGCGTTCTTCTAATAATTGAACCAATCTAGCTTCAGTATAATGTGATTTTAATTCATTCATCGTAAATATAGAATCTATTTTTTTTGGTTTTATAGAAATATGTTGTTTTAAAGTAGTAATATATTGATAATTATTATCAGTGGTTATATTTTCAATTATTTGCCAACCGAGAAAAATAGGTTGTTCAGTTTTATAAACAAATTCAGTATTATTTGGCGCGTTTAATTTTGCACTAACAGAGTTATATTGAGCAGAAGGCATACACGATTCTAATGTTCGTTTCCAAATTAATTTATATAATTGTTGTGTTTTTGAATATA